AATTCTGTTATTGCATCGACAGGAACTTCTGCTTCTCCTATACGATACCAATGTTGATCTACACCAATACTATCAGGTCTTACCCCTAAGTATTCTAGATCAGACCAATTGTGTTCACGCAACATTGCTTGAAGACGATGATGCATTAATTCAGAAGTTGAAGGCATTATAATGGTAATTTTGCTCTGGATGTTTTCTTCATGAAGTTTAATTGTTGTGCATCATATTTTAATTTCTCTTTCAAAGGCTTTGAAATTAATTTTGATACAGCATCCAATTCAATCTTATTTTCCTCACAGAAAGTAATGATAGCATCAATGTAGTTAAGAGTTTGATTACTGTCTTTCACAATGTTCTCAATAGTCATTGAAAACTTATTCTTATCCATAAAATTGTCATCAATTAATTGATCAATATTTTTTTTAATTTTTGATTTAGTTTTAATGGGCATAGTTGTACTCTGCAATGTAATCTTTTAGTAGAGGTACATAATCATCAGGGTTCTTTATAAACACCTGTGTGTCCCCAGTTTGACATGTAATCAGAGTAACAATCTGTTCGACCTTAATACCAGATCTTTCCTCATACATCTTAGCATATCCTGTCTCTTGAACAAAGTATCCTTCAACCCATTCCTCTTTCTTTTCTTTAGAGGATGTCTTGAAGTCAATGATTGATAATTTACCATCAAACTCTGCTATACAGTCAACTCTGCCTGCTATTGCAAACTCATGACTGTACAAAGGTGCTTCTTGAAAATGGATATTGTTTATTCTTGCAAGCATTTGTTTTGCTTGCGTAAAAAGTATCTTAGCAAGATGTTTATCAGCATACTTGCCAATGTCTAGTTCATTATTAAGGTAATCCTCAATCATACTATGAACTGTAGTACCTGCAGTAGTAGCACGTTTAGAAATCTTGTTTGCTTCTTCAGCACCAACTCTTGCTCTCCACTCAGCAATAGATTTCCTGTTTCTGAAAGAGCATATAGTAGAGATAGATGGATACCTTTGATCACCCACCTCATATACTCTTTTACCTCCTACATTTCTTGCACAGATGTCTTCAAGAGACATCTCCATAATAACATGATTAAACATTAACCAAACCCCATATGCATTTTACTTAAAATGTAAGAACGAATTAGACCACTTCTTACAATGTCTTCAATGCCAAATTCAATGCTTGTAAACTCTTCCATAACTTCAAGGATTTTCATAAAGTCAAGAATACCATTACGTTCATTTGTTTTAACAAGGTCTGTTTGCATAACATCACCAGCAAAAATAATTTTACAATCAGTACCAACACGAGTAATAATAGAATCTAATTCATGAAAATTTAAATTCTGACACTCATCAACTATAATGATAGCATTATTAAGTGTTGTACCACGAAGAAAAGATGTACTCCAAAAAGAAATAGTTTCTTGTGCCTTTAGATTATCATACAACATATTATATGCTGGATCATCTGGCATCTTAAACATGTGTTCAACCATGTTCTTGTATGGAATCTGATACAAGTTTGACTTGTCATCATGATCACCTGGCAAGAATCCAATTTCTCTTGTAGGAACTAAAGAACGTACCATGTACAGTTTATCATAAGAAGTAGCACCTGAAAGGATTTCTTTCAATGCTAGGTACATTGCAATAAATGTTTTACCTGTTCCTGCACAACCATATAGAAAAAGATTCTGACCTTTTTCGTATGCATCAAATGCAACTTTTTGATTTTCAGTTAATGATTTGATCTCTTTTAAGTGATCAAAATTAATTGGTTTCTTACGTCTCATTTGCTTAGGAGTGCTGTTAACAAAATCGAACTGAGCGTCCTTTCTTTTTCTTGGCATTTAAGTGTTACTTGTAAAGTTAGTGTCAATGTTTGAACCAGGATTTGCTTTTTTGATACTCTTTAAGACATCTTTGAAACCATCAGGTCTCTTGTCTCTAACATGAGCATCAGCAACCAAACCAGGAAAACTGGAATGGTATTGTTCTAAATGAGGGTTATCCTCTTTGTATTTATTAAGTTTTGTAAAACTCATACTGACTTCAATAATTTCACCAGTTTCTTTATTTCTAAAATCGTAACTAGGCATCTTTATCCTCCTTATGATGAGTCCATCCTAATGCTTCAGCAACTATTGGAAATTCTCCTGCAAACAAACACTTACATTCATTCGCAATATCCATATGTTCCTTCTGTGTGCCATGAGCAGATCTTAGTTCTATGTAATGAATCCAAGAACGAACTGAACCTGTCATATACAATCTTGTAGGTGTAGCGAGAGGAAGAACAAATCTTGCACACTCTTTTGCAATACCCATATCAAGCATGTGTCTGTAGATGTCCATACCTTCATTAAAATATTTGTGGATAGCAATCTCAAGTTCTTGTTTTAAGAAAGGATCAACATCATCAATAGAATTCTGACGGTTCTCCGTATCCTGACGACGTAACTCAAACATAGGAATATTATTTGCCAACATAGAACTATCAGCATACCGTTGAGAAAATTCTTGGAATGTAAAACTACGATGTCTTAGAATTTGTGCTGCTAGTCCTCTAGTAGTTTCAATCTCAAGTGTCATGAATGCCTGCTCAAAGACGCTCCAATGCTGATGTTTTATACAATAGGATAAAAGACCTGCAACCTTCGGATTCTCTTGGTTCTTGGGGTTGCTAACACGTGCTACGTACCCCATATGTTTTTCAGCATCAGGAGTAACGTTAATAACTTTAACTTGCATAATACGCTTGATAGTATTGCACAATGCCAGATGAACTGACATGACCTTGAGAGACCCATTCATGACAACATTCTTGAATGCTTTTCATGCTATGTTTTGGTTCTCCATTTTCTTTTCTCAAACCACCAAACTTATTGAGAAGAATGGTGTATACAGCAGAACGTAATTGTAACGATTCTTCGCTGTATAAATCTGTCCGAGTCATTTCTTTTTCTTGGTTGGTGATTTTTTTGTTGTGGGATCGTTCCAAAATCTTGGACTTATCATACCATACATAGTTTCCATCGTCAATATTTTACCTCCTACTGTTTTGAGAAGATCATAATAAGCGTCAAAAACTTTAACATTTTTTGGTGCAACAACATGATCATGTTTAACAGCACCATTAATTTCATATGTTACAAGAACAGCATTGCTTGGAAACTTGTTTTTATCAATGGTTTCAGGTTTACAGTCATGAGAAAAAACAATCACGTCATAATTAGAACGCAAATGTTTTTTATCTGAATCTGTAAGGGCAAAGGTCATTGATGAATTTTCTGTTTCTGTTATACATTCCATTTAATTTCTGGAAATGCTTCTTTTACTACAGCGTGGGTGATTCTAAATTTATCTTGTAGGTTTCCATCTTTCACTAAGCAGACAATTTCTGCTTCTGATTCATGAAGACCTTCAAGAAGTTGAAAGAATAATTGCTCTCGCTTCATGTTGGTAAGATCATTAGCACCTTTAATGAATCTCCAGAGGTTACGATATTCTCTTTCAAGAACTGTATGCTCTGTACCAATAGGTGCATCATTTTTATTATATGGAACCTCACCCTCAGGCAGGTCTGATTTAATACCAGCATCAAAATTCCATTTTAACACTGAGCGAAGTGCTTGTGTGTTATTATCTTTAAGAATTTTAATCTTTTGTGCTTTAGTTTTGGCATTAGATGCCTTTTTTATAACTTCAGAAATCAATAGTTTCATAAGAAATACAAATAATTGTTTTGTTTATTTAGTCATTATCCTCAAAGGGATCTGTGTCAAAGGGATCTTTTTGATTAAAATCTACACTAATCAATTTTGAAACATAAAATGGAAGTGGATTTCCTTCATCATCCATCATTTCTGGATGAGGTGTGAAAGAAATTTCTTCACGTGCATCTGAAATGCTTTCAGTGAGATGCTCGTAGTATGTGTGAGCAAACCATCCAAATATAAATCCCAATAGTGTTCCACCAACAGTAAATAAAGTTGAGAACACTAGAACTACAGACAAGTCCGTAAATTCCATCTTTTTACCCTCCTTTTTAGGTTGATCCTTTTCAGGTTCTTCTATTTTTTGTTGTTGACGCTTTCTCCTTTTAAGCATAAACTCATCACCTTTATTTATTGGTGATTGCTGCTTTTCTTTTTCTGGTTTTGGATCCAGGTTTTCTCCCTGGTCTTCTTTCTTGTTCATACTTCCATGCATCATTTAAAATTTTGTAGAGATAGTCCTTAATCTTACGTGCTTTAGGTTTAGACAAATGTCCGTATGCTTCTTTAGCAATGGCGTCCCTACCCTTTAAGTATCTTTCTAACTCCAAAACTGTGTCAGATATACTTGCAGCAGTAGTGCTTTCAATAAATTTACTCACCTGTCTACGGGTGAACTTATATGATTTAACATAGGTATAAAGATCGAACATATACTTTCCATCAAAAGCAGCATCGATAGATTTTTCGACGAGAGGATAAAGTTCTTCTGTAGGTTCCATTAGATAAGTTTGTTTTCTTGAAGATAATGCAGTGTATCCTTAAATCCTCCGATGTGTCTGGTGTTAATAGAAATTTGGGGGAAGGTAGCACCCTCACCAAACTCAGCGTAAAATTCTTTTTTAGTAAAGTCGTTCTGATACTTGTATTCAGTGTATTTGATATCAAGGTTATTGAAAAGCATCTTTGCTCTTTCACACCATTGACAATCCTTTTTAGAGTATAGAATTACTTCCATGTGTTGTGAATAACTGTAATTAATTATAATAATAAAAAATCAGGGTGTCAACCCTGATTAATTTTTCTAATGAAAGGGACCAATAGGTCCCTAGTTTTAGAAGTGTATAAGTTAGAAAGTATACTTAGTTCCTAATTTTACACCGTATCCGTTATCACTATCTTCTGCTGTTTGTAGTGAGAACTCACCATAAACACCAACTGCATCTGTTACGTCAACAGAACCACCAACATATCCAATGAAGTCAGTTGTTGAATCGCCACCGTCAGCAGCAGTTACAAGAGGACCACCAGATATATACCAGTTTTCTCCTTCCCAACCAATTTGTGCTTCAGTTGTTGTGCCTGTGTAATCAGATCCTGTTAAAGAGGAGTTAACTTCTACGTTAACATAAGGACCTGCAAAAGCAGCACCAGCGAATAAGAATGGAGATGCAGCAAGTGCTGCGATTGTTGATTTGATCATTTTTGTAAAAATATTTTCTCGTAAGGAAAAACCCTACGGATGTTAGACGACCCCGACATGGGTGTCATTAAAATCTACGTAGGGTTACGATCTTTCGAGTCCTTCGTAATTGTATTTAGTATACCTTAATACCGTCTTACTGTCAAGGTGTGCATTACGACACTCTGAACTATTGTTGTTCCAATGTCTAATGACTCCTGATATGATAAAACAATTTGTCACCAAATAAGAAACAAATATAGTAGTTCTTACAATGGCAACTACGTTGTCATATGGTTCTGTTTTGTCATCGGAAAAACTTCCGAGAGAGTATTTCCAGATTTTAATCAGGGTACCCATCATCATCGTCTGAAGAAAGAGGACGACACTTTGCAATTTCATCATACGTGTAAGAAGATAAATCAGAATATATTTCTGATTCTAATTCATTCGTAAGACGTTTAAGGTCGCTTAATAACGCCTTTAATCTTACTCTATCAATCGCCATTTGTCAACCCCCTGTTTTTGAGTATATTTATTAGAAACAACTTATCTCTGACCTTATTAAAGGAAACAAACATGTTGTTGTATTCGTTATTACCGAAATAAAAAGTATCAATACTAAGATACCAAAAAGAAATAATGTTTTCATCCTCCTGCCATGTCGTCATAGTTAATGTCTTCTGCATCAATAATTGCTTTCATCATATCTGCTATATCCTCTTCTGGTCTAGGATTTTCATCATGTTCAATTACATTACCATTAGCATCTTTCTGATGATGCTCAACAAATACTTTATACATTGCAGAAGCGGCATTATCTGCAATTAATTTGTTAACATTGATGTAGTTTTCTCCCATAAGCATTTGTTTTGCTCTTGCTTTAACTGCTGGAGGTGCAGGAGATTTAGCAAGTTGTGACATATAAGCTTTCTGAACCTGTGCAGGATCTAACTTTCCACCACTCTTCTGAGCCATAGATTGCTTCGTTTTATATCTTACATCATAAGCAAGTTGTCTTGCCTGTTTCTCAACTTTTTCCTTTGCTCCTGTTGGAGCAGATGCCACTGGTTTGTCCATCAATTTATTATTTTGATTTTTTTCTATATTTATTTAGGAAATGTTTTCCGTAAGCACTTCCAGGCACCATAGTTTCTGCATATTTACGTAAAGAATCAGTGCCAACTAATCTTTGATCTGCTGGAACACCTGATATATC